ATTCATTGAAAGAAGTTGAAAAGAAAATTTGTTTAAAGAACCAAAAGTTAGATTAGGAAACAGAACTTATAGTCAAAGCGAGCTACAAGACTATAGGAAAGCCAATACACAAAGGTATAACAATAAGGTTAGATATAGCTCTCAGAATAGTAAATATACTGACTTCTATCATAGTTTGCAATGGCGTAAGTTACGTAAACAAGTATTATTACGTGACAATTACTTATGTCAACATTGTTTAAATAAAGGCATAGTAAATGACAAGGATTTGATTGTTCACCATAAGGTAGAGCTGAAAGAGGACTGGGGTAAAAGACTGGATATGGATAATTTAGAGGTAGTGTGTTTTAGCTGCCATAATAAAATTCACAAAAATTAATTTTCAGGAAATAATTCTTTATAAAATTAACGGGGCGATATAAAACCCCTGTGGCTCTAGGATTAGAGTTAAACGAGCCGGCCTTTTTTGCGACCAAATTCCCAAAATGTAAATGTTTCACAGAATGTTTCACGCCAAAATAAGCAAGGAGGTGCTGATATGGCAGGTAGAAAACCTAAATTAAACGCTACAAAACAAGGGCATAGAACTAAAGAAGAATTAGAGCAATCTGAGTATAAAGAAAACGGCTTACAAAAGTTTGAAAAGATTAATGTCGATTCTGTACCCGACGGTTTAACCGAAAATGCTGCTAAAGAATGGTTGAGAATTGTACCATTACTCGAACAATTACCGATAGCTGATTTAGATTACTCGCTTATCAAGAAATACTGCGAAGTATTAGATCAAAATGATACTTTATATCGCTCAATAAGTCAGAAAGATGGCATTGAAGGTATGGTTGACCCAGAAACTAATCGTAAAACTGGCGCTTTCATGGCGTATATGGAATCGTTGAAAGAGTTACGTTCTATTTGTGGCCAATTAGGAATGACTATTGATTCACGTATGCGATTGGTTGTACCGACTGAAAGCGAAGTTAAACAATCTGTGTACGATGAATTTGGTGTTGATGACGATGACTAATGTAAAGATACCTAAAGCGTACGAAAAATTGTTGAATATACCGAATGAATTTAAAGACGATGCCTATAAATATTGTGTTATGGTTCTATCTGGTGCATACATTACATGTAAGGATACTAGACTTGCCTGTATTCGTCATTTAAAAGACATACATAGGTCGAAAGATAATTCTGAATGGAATTATGTTTATAAACCTAAACGTGCTAAAAAGGTTATTAAATTCATTGAGGCGTTACCTGATACAAAAGGTAATATTAACAAACTAGGATTATTCCAAAAGTTCATTATTGCTAGTGTAAGAGGTTGGTTTACGAAAGATACGGATATGTTGAGATTTAAAAAAGCTTTTATATCTATGGCACGTAAACAAGGTAAGTCCATTCTAGTAAGTGGCTTAGTATTATATGCTTTCTTATTTGATAAAGAGCCTAAAGAAGGTCGACAAATGTTTACTGCAGCCAATGACAAATCTCAAGCAAGTATCGTATTTAATATGGTAGCGAAACAGTTGATGTATTTCGTATCTAAAGTACCAGAACTCAAAAAAGACGTTAAAAAGGTACGTGAATTACTTACGCATACAAAAGATGGCTCGTATATTCGCCCTTTATCTCGTGATACTGGAGCGGTTGATGGTTTCGAACCTTTTTTAGCGGTAGTCGATGAGTATCACGCGGCTAAAACGAATGAAATGCTAGAACTTATCCAATCTGGTCAAGGTAACTTAATGCAATCATTAATATTCATTATCTCTACTGCTGGTTTTAACTTGAATGCGCCTATGTATACAGATGAATGGCCTTACGCAAAGGATATATTGGCGGAAGTTTATCAAGATGACGAATATTTTGCAGTCATATTCGAACAAGATGGTGAAGAAGAATGGCAAGAAAGATCAATGTGGGCCAAATCTAATCCATTAATAAATGAGACAGATGAGCTTAAAGAACAGATTGAAGATTTCCTGGAAAAACGTGTAGCAGAAGCTACTAAAAAGGGTTCGATGTTTCGTGTGTTAGTTAAGAACTTTAACTACTGGATGCAAGCGAGTGAAGAATCGTATCTCGACTTTAACGACTGGAAAAAGAATGAAACTGACTTTGATATTACCAACTCAAAAGTCTACATCGGTCTTGACTTGTCACGTGCCGACGATTTAACAGCCGTATCGTTCATCCACCTAGACGAAACGAACCGACAATACTATATAACGTCACATTCGTTTGTAGGTACTAAGGGTGGCTTACAAGGCAAGATTGAACGTGACCTTATAGACTATCGACAGTTAGCAAATGATGGCTACTGTACGATTACAGACTTATCTAGTGGCATTATCAATACGGACCAAGTCCTAGACTATATTCAAGATTACATCAATCGCTATAACTTAGATGTTCAAGCTATTTGTTACGATCCATATTCGATTCATGGAGTGTTGGCAGAAATGGAACGTCGAGAATGGTATTACGATTTATACGAAATTAGACAAGGGCCACAAACACTATCTAATCCAAACTTAGATTTTAGATTGAATGTGATTAATGGCGATATTAAACATCATAAAAACCCATTACTTGATATAGCGATTAAAAATGCAGTGGCTAAAAATACCAACGATTCAATCATGATAGAAAAGAAAATGAACAGAGAAAAGATAGATCCACTCATGTCGACCATATTTGCTTATGTAATGGCTTGTGAACATGAATGGGATACAGAAACTTTAATGCCGCTATTTTTATAAAAAAGGGGTGAAATAATGCAAAAGTTCTTATATGCACTTGTAGTAATACTATTATTTATTATGGGTTTAATAGGACTGTTCTACGGTTTGTTTATACTTTGGCAACCTTTAGCTTATATTATTGGTGGGTTGTTGCTTATCAGTCTCTCTGGCGTCTTAAATCAAGCATATGATAACACCTCGATGAGTCGGAAAGGGGGTGACAGTTAATGCCATTACTTGATTTAGGATTTACAAGCAAACAAGAAAAGATGAACAGAGATTTAGAACGATTGTTGTATTGGCAAGAACATGGCACACATTCAAGCTATGTTGGTATAAACGCGTTACGAAACAGTGATGTATTTACTGCTACACGAATTATTTCAGCAGACATTGCAAGCACTAAATTAAAGGTTAAAGGTCATGAAACAAATACTGTGATGAACCAAATATTGGATTTGTTCAACAATAATCCACATTCAGACTTACCAGGTTGGCACTTTAAGTTTATAATCATCGCCAACATGTTACTCAATGGACAATCTTTTGTTGAAATTGTACGTGATAAAAATGACTTCCCCGTAGGCTTTCACTTCTTACATAATGATTTAGTAGGAGTTGAAGAAAAAGACGGAGATATTGTCTACAACGTGAGCGAAGATGTAGAAGGTAACGCTGTTAAGATAACTAGTGATGATATATTACACTTCAGATATATCACGTTAGATGGATATGTGGGTTATAGTCCTTTATATGCACTAGCACATGAGATTGGTATATCACAAGGCTCAAAGAGTTTCTTGCGTAATTTCTTTGACAATGGTACTTCAACATCAGTGTTAAAGTATAAAAAAGGTCAAATCAATGCTGAACAATTAAGAGATTTGAAAAAGAATTTCTCAGAAAGTCAATTAAAAAACAATGGTGGATTAGTTGCTATTGATGACACAATGGAATTTAGTAGATTGCAAATTCCTACTGAAGTATTGAACTTCTTAAACAGTTATAAGTTCAGCACTTCACAAGTTGCAAAAGCGTTTGGTTTGCCAGTATCTAAATTAGGTATTGAAACCGTCAATACATCTATCACACAAGCAAACCTTGAGTATTTGCAAAGTACATTAGACCCAATATTTAAGATGATGATTGCAGAACTCGAAACGAAAATATTTAAGTTTGTTGATTCTGATTACGAATTAGAGTTTGACTCATCACGTCTCATCGACATTGATCCAGAGCTACAATTACAACGTATTACTGAATTGCATAGTAAAGGAATTATTTCAACAGACGAAGCTAGAAGTGTATTTGGTTATCAACCTATTGAACATGGCGAGCAACCATTGGTTGACCTTAATAGAGCGCCACTTAACACTTTAGAAAATTACCAAAAATCGAAGATTGATAAAGAAGTCGAAAAGAACTCCATTAAAGGGGGTGATGAGTATGACGAATAGTAACGTTGACACTGGGCAGCAAGACATGGTTGTTGAAGGTTACGCAATTATCTTTAATTCAATGAGTGATGACTTGGGTGGGTTCAGAGAAATAGTAGCGCCAAATGCCTTAGACGGTGTAGATGTAAGCGACGTGAAATGTTTAATTAATCACGATTTCAGCTATGTTATAGGTCGAACGCAAGCAGGAACACTTGAGTTACAAGTGGATGAAAAAGGATTGTATTTTAAGTGCCACTTACCTAACACATCATACGCCAGAGATATTTATGAAAATATTAAGGCAGGTAACGTAAATCAGTGTAGTTTCTTCTATACATTACCACCTAATGATTCAACAGCTCGTACATGGCAAAACATTGATAACGAGTACGTTCAAACCATAAATAAAATCGATGAACTTATCGAAGTCAGTATTGTTACAATACCTGCCTACAAAGATACATCGGTTGAGGTCGGTCAACGTGCAAGAGATTTAAAGAAATTTAAACAGTTGGAACAAATGAAAATAGCTTTAGATTTAGAAAGCCTACGTTTTGAAACGTGAGGCTATTTTTTATGTACAAATTTAATAAGGAGTGATATTGCATGGCCAATTTAGATGAGCGCAAAAAAGAAATCGCTAGTCTGATTTCTAAAGCGCAAGAAGCAGTCGAAAAGGGCGACCTTGAAACTGCACGTAATTTAAAAGCTGATATTGATGCAAAGAAAAAAGAGTTTGAAGAACTCGAACAGCTTTCACAAGAAATTGAAGCATCAGCACCTAAGTTAGAAGAAACACCACCTCAAAGTGAAGGTGCAGAAGAAACTGATAACAAAGCAGCAGAAGAAAAAGAAGATACCTCTGTTGATGATGCTAAAGGCGAAGAAAAGTCAGATGATAAATCATCAAATGACGACAAACCATCTTCAGAAGAAAAACTAGAACCACCAGCTATCGAGAAAGTAGAAGAACCTACTGAAGAAGAAAAAGACAAAAAGAAAAAAGAAGGAGCGAAACGTTCTATGGCGAAATTAAATCAAAACCCAGAGACAAACGAAGAAGTATTAGCGTTTGAACAGTACATGAAATCTAAAGGAGCGAAACGTGACAACGTTAAATCAGATGACGTTGGTGTAACAATTCCTGAGGACATCAAATACATTCCTGAAAAAGAAGTGAAAACAGTCCAAGACTTATCAGAGTTAGTACAAAAGACTTCAGTTTCAACTGCATCTGGTAAGTACCCAATCTTAAAACGTGCTAACGCTAAATTCAACACTGTTGCTGAATTAGAGAAAAACCCTGAGTTAGCTCGTCCGGAATTCGAAACAATCACTTGGGAAGTAGACACTTATCGTGGAGCGATTCCAATCTCACAAGAAGCGTTAGACGATTCTGTTGCGAATTTAACTGCAATCGTATCTGAAAATATTAATGAACAAAAAATAAATACTTTAAACGAACGTATTGGTGAAGTTTTAAAAGCATTCAATCCTACTAGTGTATCTAATGTTGACGACTTAAAAGAAATTATCAACGTTAAATTAGATCCTGGTTATGACCGTCAAATCATTTGTACTCAAAGCTTCTATCAAAAACTTGATACATTAAAAGATGGTAACGGTCGCTATTTACTACAAGACAGTATCATCAACACTGCAGGTAACACCGTGTTAGGTATGAATGTAACAGTTGTGCGTGATGACTTGTTAGGTAAAAACGGAGACGCATTAGCATTTATTGGCGATGTAAAACGTGGTGTATTATTTGCAGACCGTACAGACATTTCTGTTCAATGGATTGAAAATGAAATTTACGGTAAATATTTGATGGGTGCTTTCCGTTTTGATGTAAAACAAGCTGATAAAAATGCTGGTTTCTTCGTAACATTTGAAGATGCGGCAGAACCTAGTGGGGATTTAGGAGCATAAGTAAAGTAGGTGATATCAATGTTCAAAATAGATAACGTTGAATCAATAAAAAAAGCGATACGTGTTGATCATGATTTTGATGACGACTTGATTATGCAAGTTTATTTACCTGGAGCAATCAGTGAGGTTAAGGCTGCTGTTTCTTTAGGTGAAGAAGATGATAAATTCTACAACAATAATCCTATATTCAATTTAGCGGTCTTAAATATTATTGCTCACCACTACGATAATCGTTCAATCACATCTAATGAACAATCATTTGATGTGCCTGCATCATCAATGAAACTTATACAAACACTTAGAAGCAATCTAGTTAAGTGGCGAAAAGATAACATCGAGGTGATAGCCGATGAATCTTAACGAGCTTGATTATAGGGTTGCTTTTTATTCAGTTTCAAATAACGGACCTGAAGCAGGAGCGGGTAACTGGGAAGAAGTTTTTAGTTGCTTCGCTGGTCTATACGAACCTACGCAAAAAGATGTACAATTAGGAAATTTAAAAACGAGTAAACGTTCTGTAACTATTAATATTAGAAATGCACAGCCTGACTTTCTACCTACAGTCAATCACGTATTTGAAATTAAAAATGGAATGTATGCTGGGTTAACTTTTGACATTAAGAACGTTGCGCCTGCTAAAACTCCTAATTACATCAAAGTGGTAGGTGAAGAATCATAGGGATATCAATCAAAGGTGATAAAGAACTT